ACCGGATGGCCGCAAATTTTTGGTGTCCTCCTTATTGGACGCTGACAGGCCCATCTCAGGGCCCATTAACAGGCCCAGGCCCAATAAGTTTCTCGGCCCTAATCCCCGTGGTGCTCTCCAGTTGGCGCATCGGGTCCACACATACCCATTGTCCAATCCCCTCCATCCTGACAAGTCTCGGTGGCTTTAACTTGGTCGTTAAGGATGGTCCCACAAGTACATGGTTATGTCAACATCATATTGTCTTTAAACGAAAGTGCGGACGTGGTGTATACTTTCTTTAATTCAAATTTCAGAAGCGTTTAGGTCCACAACGATCAGGACTGTTCTTTATTCACTCCGGTTATATCTTAGTTCGGGAAATTTGAATTAGAGGAGTCTGTCCAATAACATGATTTTTGACCAATCAAATTTCAAGTATGGAGTCTAGCTATTTTTGTTCGTCGTAATTGAACTATAAATATGTTATTGGAAGAGATATACACCACATCTAAAAATTGGTATTATACGTATATTTAGTATGTATTCGTCAGGCAGTAGACGTGGTCGTAGTTCTACACAACGACGGAGTTATTCACGGCGTACAGCTGTTAAACGTCATTATACTACATCACGTCTCGATGATAAACGTCGAACGAGCAATGCTGGTAAGGTACATGGTGAGGCGAAGATGTCACTGCAGCGTATACATGAGGACCAATTCGGCCCTGACTATGTGCTTCGACATAATACAGCGTTGTCGACGTTTATCACCTATCCTACTCTTCGCAAGAGTGAACCTAACCGTTCCAGGTCATATATAAAGTTAAAACGCCTGCGTTTTAAGGGAACTCTTAAGATTGAACGTGTAGAAACCGACATTAACATGGTTGGTTCACCTGCCAATATTGACGGAGTGTATTCTATCGTGATTGTGGTTGATCGTAAACCACATTTGACTTCGACTGGTTGTCTACCGACATTTGACGATTTATTTGGCGCGAGGATGCATAGTCACGGTAATTTATCAATAACGTCGTCTAATAAGCAGCGTTTCTATATCAGACATGTTATGAAGCGTGTACTATCTGTAGAGCGGAACACATTGATGATCGACATCGAAGGAACGACGACGTTTTCTAATAGGCGTTACAATTGTTGGTCCGCATTTAACGACAACGACCGTGATTCATGTAACGGTGTTTACGCTAACATCAGCAAGAACGCCATATTAGTTTATCATTGTTGGATGTCTGATGTAACGTCCAGCGCATCTACTTTTGTATCATACGACCTTGATTATTACGGATAACTAATAACAATGATTTGAACACCACCATATTTTTCTTCTGGTAAAATATGGCCGCGCAGCCCCACTGCGCGGAGCGCAGTTGACGGGCATATTCTATCCGCATCGGGGCTGCTATGCTCACGGGGATTTAACAAAATTATTAGATCGTCATTAGCAGTACACGTACAGCTTAACAATAAATGTCAGTTTAATTTAACGATTTTGGTATCGGAGGAATACAACTACTGTTAATACACTCGTGAACTGTCGATTTAACTAACTCGTTCAGCTGTGACATTGACATGGTAATGTTGGATTGTGACCTTTGTATTCCGACCATTGAAACTGAATCTCCGGGATCTAATACACTTGTTCCTAGTCTGTTAAGTTCTCTATACGGGAGTAATTCTTCTGATATACCCAAATCCGCATTTGATTTGTTCGTAACAATTGTGCTCTTTGTAGCCCAGGTCTCGCCTGGGCATATTTCAATTGGACCCTTAAGTCCAGTTCTTGATAGTGATGCGGATTTGACCAGTCTTCTCTCCCACTTGCCGTAACCCACGTGCCAGAAATCAACGTCTTTCTCGCAGAATTGCTTCGACAACAACTTCACCGTTGGTGCCCGGAAGGGGATATCAACTGAGTGTTTCGCCGACGACAGCTTTAGCTTGCCTTTGAATTTTGCGAAATGCGTCATTTGATGAACGTTTGCATCTGACACCTTGTAGTATAACTTCCAAGGAATTGGGTCTTTTAGCGAGAAGAATGACGCAGAGAAGTAGTGGAGATCTATATTGCATCTGATCGGAAATGTCCACGACGCTTGCAACGATTCGTCGTCAGTCATGCGTTTGTCGTGGATCTCCACTATCACCGTTCCTGAGGCGTTAATTGGAACCTGTTGCCTGTATTCTATGACACAGTGGTCGATCTTCATACAACTACGACTCAGTTTCGCAGTAATTTGCGAAGTCGTCGACGGAAACTGCAGGACAATTTCTGTTAGGTCATGAGATAGCCGATACTCATCCCGTCGCGATTCTATGTAATTAAATGCGTTAGGTGCCGCAGCTAACGTCGTTGACATATCTCGTCTGCAAATTGTCGTTGATTTCATGGAATAGGAGTAATACATTTATAGCCGAGTGGCGAAGAGAATGTGAAATTAGGGTTTCAGTGGCATATTTGTAAATAAGAGCCAGGACACCAGCGGGAGCTCTCTCCAGAAACTATTGTTTGTGGTGTCCTGGTGTCCCATTTATATCTAAAGGCTAAAAGTCTCTACCTAGGACACCAAGGGGCAAAATTGGCCATCCGCAATAATATT